CAGCATTAGTAGGCGAGTCAATCATGCTGTCGAAAGTCGTTCCGTAAGCAGAATAGTTAATATTGTTGCTTGCCCAGCCGTTATTATTACCACTTGCATCAGCCGTAACACTTGCACCAAATGGAGAAGATGCCGCCATTGCAACACTTCCGACATTCGTGATCGTGAATCCGTTCGTGCTGTTATCAATGATTGTTGAGCTTTGAAGTGTAAGAAGCGATGTGCCAGAGATAGCAGTCAACGCAGATGTAGGCGGAGTAAAGTTAGCCGTATAGACAGCCGTGCCTTTAACTATACGCACATTTGAAAGGCTGCCAGATGGAAGGCTTTGACCATTTCTATAGCCAATAGTTAAAGCACTACCAAAACCATTGATAAGAGTTCCAGCAACTGTTTGCGTTCCAACTCTGATACCATCAATATAGACACTATAGACGTTACCATTGCGAACCAAAGCATAATGATGCCATTGGTTAGCTGATGGTAATGACCAAGTAAAATTAACATCCCATGCTGTAGCACTTGTGGATGCTACGAATTGAGTTGTTGACCATACAAATGTTGTATAATTGCTAGCATTTCCATTATATTCACGCGCAACAATGTTTCTATTTGTAGTAGTGTCAGTCAGAACCCATGCTTCAAGCGTAAAGTCACCAGCACCCATATCAAATGCTGTGTTTGTGGGAACTGTAAGATATTGCGTTGAGCCGTTAAACGATCCAGCAAAAGATGTTGAACTGCTCCAGTTGAACGGCAGATAGAAGCCATTAGTGCCGTATGTGCCAGTGTATTTCTTTGGTTGCCATACGCCGTTAGTGTCGTATGCGCCGAATGAGGATGCAGTTAAGGCCTGACCATCAATGTAATTGATTTCCGCCATATATCCGTCAAAATATAAAGCGCCGGGGAATTGACGGGAACCAATTTGCCAAGGGTTGCTTGCAGAGAATAACGAAAATGTTGCGTTTAATACAGGGTAATTAGTGGTTCCAAATGCAGTTACACGTGATCCATTTACATAAAGACGAACGCGATCAGTTGATGTTGCATTAGTGCTATCCCATACAACTACGACATGATACCACGCGCTAGGATCGCGATAGACTGCGCTTGTTGCAAGCAATGTTGTTCCATTATCAAGAATTTGAATTGTATCATTTGCCGATGTACTAGGTAGTTGATAGTCAATCCCAGAGTTATTGTTTGTGCACATCAAAATTGGATTATACGCAGAGTTAATTGTGCTTCCTCGTTTAACCCATACAGAAAATGTATTCGTAGTTGTGCTGGGAGTGCCAATCGTGCGGCTTAAATACGCACTAGCAGACGAGCGGAAGCGCAAGCTACGATTGATATTGTAGCCACCTAATGAACCCATCATTAAGTTATTGACTTCGACAGGTAATCCCATTTGTCACCCGATATTGGTCAGAAGTTGAGCCGCAATGCTTGTCGATGAACGGACGGTATAAACCAACACATCCACCGCATTAGCTGTTGTCGTGAGCGTAGGAGCCGTCTGAGACGGGAAGTCCCAATAAGACGAGTAAGCCAGCGTCCGAGAGCCTGTGCCGTCCTGAGTGATGAAGATCACACCAGATTGACCAGCCGTCAGATTTGTTGGATTGCCGAGCGTCCGGTTGCCACCAAGCGTTACCGAGAAGTTATTACCAACCGACATATCGACAGCAATAGTCGCCGCATCCGTCAGCGCATCAATCTGCATATAAGCGTTTGCAGTTGCCGACATTGCACCAGTAAAGGTAGCCGTGCCCGATGCTGAGAGTGTAGTGAACGCACCGCTGGCTGCCGTAGATGCACCAACCGTTGTGCCGTTGACAGAACCACCAGTAATAGCCACGTTGTTTGCAGCCTGAGTAGCAATCGAACCAAGACCAAGATTGGTCCGAGCCGTTGCCGCGCTAGCAGTAAGTTCACTGAGGTTGTTCGCAGTCAGGAGATAGGATGCGCCGCTGACATAGGCAGCCACCCAAGCCGATCCGGTGTAGAGACGCATTTCTGGAACGGTCGTATTATAATACAACGCGCCAGCAAGCAAAGCATTCCCGTCATTATCGACTGTCGGATTAGATGCCTTTGAGCCGAGGTAGCGATCATCGAACTGGTCATAGGCAGCGAGCGTAGCGTCTCTGGCAGCTTCCGCAGCTGTTTGAGCATTGCTGGCATTAGTCGCTGATGTAGCTGCATTAGAGGCCGATGTAGAAGCATTTGATGCCGAGGTCGATGCAGCGTTTGCATGATACTTAGCCGAGTATTCACCACCCGCTACAGGTCCGGATGTCTTGGTAGCCCAGTCGTTAGCTAAAATGGCAGATGCGGCAGAAGATGATGCACTAGCTGCGGCAGCGGCGGCAGAGGCAGCGGCAGAGGCAGCGTCCACAACCAAGTCCCACTTTGCCGAATCAGCATTGGAACTGATGGGAGTCGTTCCAGTAGATGTATGTGCGGTATTACAACGGTAAACATTGGAATTGCTCCCGTCTTTCACCAAATCGCGGACTGTGTAGGATGTGCCAGCCGCCCAGTTACCACGCCAGTTACCAATGTTTTCGCCAACGGTCACGTTACCATTGCTATCAAACGCCATGATTTTGCCAGCGCGAGAGGTCTTAGATGGCAAAACTTGGAATGTGTTGGGAAGATCAAAGTCATCCAACCGGACAGTGCGGGTTAATTTTGTTTCAAGTTGCTGCGCTATTGCAGTAAGACGATCTAATTCAGTATTAAGATCATCAACCACAAATGGGCCAGAAAGAGGGAAATCAGTTACACGCGAAACAGAAATATCACGGACAATGGTTACGACCTGTCCGGCTGTTGCGCCTGATGTCAGGGTGATCGAACCGCCACCAGTCACGCCAGCGCCAGTGACCGTATAATGAGTGGTCAGAGTTTTGAGTGTTTCGCCAATATAAACTTTAAGGTCGGCGTTTGAGAAAAACTCGAACGGCACAGAGAACACCGTCTGACCAGACGTTGCAGTATATTGTGCCCGAGCACTCGTATCATTGATAATAATCGCCATAATGACCTCCAGTTACATGAGTTGGCACAAGCTGTAGATGGCTCAATGCACTCATCTATATGCTTCCTCTAATCTCTTACGGGCCATTGCCCTGAAACTCTCGGGGATCCAAAACAAGTTATTAAGGGGTATAGAATTAACGGTAACACGGGCTTTATCCCTTGGAACCCCACCATTAAAGGCCTTATAAATATCAATCATTTTAGAAATTGCAGGACCTGTAAATTCCCCAGCAACATCGTAAGCGTCAGCGCCTTTACCAAATTTTGGCCTCATCCCAAAAGTAGGGCGAATTCCAATTGTGTCCTGACTAGCCGTTTCTGCCATAAAATTTAAATCACCATAAAAAGCAGCAATTCCAGATGACTCAAAAGCATTTAATAATTTTTCCATTTCTGTCATTTTATTCCAAACAAAGTCTGGAGTCTTAATCATATTCATCATGTAGGCCATTCCAAACATAGCAAGAGCGCCAGTCATGACATTAGCATCACGGCCCTGCAAAGCTGATAAAAGAATTTTATTATTAGCTCCAAATGACCAAGCCTTAAGTTGCAATGGCAATGCAAGCATTTGAGATTCTACTTTAGTAGAGCCTTTACCAAGAACGCCCATCATAATATTTGGTTTGTCAGCCGCAGTTGGCGTTGTAATAACTCGTTTTTGAATTGAATCTACAGCATTAAAAAATTTTACAACAGAATTTCTATCAGTCCATTGAGTGCTATTTGTATAAATTAACCCACGATCTTTTTGAATTGGTTGTTTTGCAATTTGAATAGCATCTTCTCTGCTAATGCCGTAACTTGCAAGAAACTCAATATCTTTCTTAGTTGCTGCGTTTTCTGCAACAGCCAAAATACGTCTAGCTAAAATATCAGAAGCAACTAATCCGGTATAATTTTTAAGAAAGTGAGTTACAATAGCAACTCCATTTGCAATATAATATGGAGTAGAAGCAAGATAAGCTAAAGGTTGTTCAATTTTAGATACTGCACGGTTATAACGACCGATTGCTCCAAATGTATCAGGGCCATTCTCAATAGCATGGCGGTGAGTCATACCAAGAGCAAGTTCCCAATAGCCAACAGTATTTGCACGAATTTCAGAATTCATTGCACGGACTAAGTCTTTATTACCTAAAGCATTAAGTGCATAACTCATTGTTTCTTTAATACCAAGAACCCAAGGAATACGTGCAGCTTCAGCAAGGTTAGAATAAATAGCCTTACCCATTGATGTGAGAGTAAAAAATGAACGTAAAATACTAGCTTCTCTTGTGCCAATTGTATGATAAGAAGAATGACGGCCCATAAGAACATCTCTTACAATCCTAATATCTTCTTCATATTTACGAATTTCAGATAAGGTTTTACCTTCTCTTGCAGCTTGTATAGAAGCACGATTAATTGAAAGTTCACCAGTTGGTGTATCAAATGCTCTTGTATATTCAAGGCCAATACCCGCCTTACGAGAATATTCACGCATAACACCTATAAGGTCTATATCAATAAAATCTGTAATTAATGATGTTGGTATATCTAATTTACGAGCTTTAGTAAAAAATGCTCTACCATCTCCATTTAAAGTTTTAGGTATAATTTCTTCTGCGTCGTCTTCAACTCGACCAAGAATATTATCAATTGTGCTTGACACTCTAGCTGCAATAGCTTCATCATTAAGAATATATCCCAATGACCGAGCACTATTTTCAAAATGTCGAGTTAAAATTTCTCTTAATTTTTCTTCATCTCTTAATACAATCCCGCGATTCCAGCGATGCGGAAAATAAAATTCTAATGGAGTTCTCATAGATGCAGCAGACTGCAATCTTTCTTCTTTTGTAAGAGAAGTTAAATGATTTTTTAAAAGATTTAAAACATTATTTTCAGAAATAGAACGATTTGTAATATTTTCTAATTTTGCAATTTCATCTTTTATAGCAGTCATTTCATTTTGAATACGCAATAAAAATTTTTCATCATTAGAATTTCTAAAATAATTAATTGAATAACCTTCATCAGCAAATTCTTTAAAAAATTTTTGAACACGCAATGCAGCTTCTTTAATTTGAGGAATTTCGTGATCAATTAATCCAGTAATCTGAGCATTGATGTATGTATTAAATACTTCTTTCTCAAATTCATCTGCACGAAGTTTACCATCCATGCGGGGTCTATTTGTAATTTTACGAACTTTATCTCCGATTGATGCAAGACTTGATCTTACATTAAGTCCGGCAATATTTACCGATTCCAATCCATCAGTTAAATAGTTTGCATGTAAATTTTTAATATCAAGAATAGCATCTCCAGCTTTTGCCATCCATGCTTCACCAGCAAGAAAAGCTGATGGCTCAGTTGCAATACCTTGTTTATTACGCGCAAACATAACGCCACCGTCTCCAAAGAAACGATTGGCAAGATCCTCATAAGCACGAATACCAGAATTTGCTACTCGAGCCCAACCACTTTGACGAGCCGCAATACGTTCAAATCCGCCAGCGGATGCAAATCCGGTTGGCGTATCTCCAGTTGGCCTAGCAATATATGGTGAAAAACCAATACCTTCAGTCTGTGAAATTGATCTAGTTAATGGTTCATCAAGACCATCTGCTGATTCGCCAACAATACGACGACCATCGTCAATCATTGAACGGCTTACTTCTGCAACAGATTTAGTTTTGCCAATAACTCCAACGGCACCACCCATTATACCCATTAATGCTGTGCCATAAAGTATATGCTGTTTTGCATCATCAATTGTTGTAGTTGGATCATACTTTAATGAAATAGCTTCATTTGCAACTGTATATGGTAAACCAATGGCAGCGCCTCTTAAAAACCCATTAATAAAACCAACGCCAGTTTTAATTCCGCCAATTGGGAGAGCAACATCTGGAGTTGTTAAACCACCAAGAGCTTTTGCAGTCCAATGTTCTGATCTACTTAAACGATCTCTACGTTCAACAGCGTCTTTAATATGATTCCAAACATTAGTTGCCGCTGCTTCAGAATAAACATCCTGAAATGCGTGAGCCCAACGAATACGACTAGGATCTTTTCTTAACCAACTTTCAAGATCAAATGATGGATCATCAGGTATTGGTTCATTTGTTAATGAAAGCGCCGCCCGACCCCTGACATTCATTGCATTTAAGTCATCATATTGCGGAGCAGTTGTCCTTGGGCGCAAATAATCCTGATGTGATGCAGCCATTTGAGCCATTGGGTTCATAATGAACTGATCTATATATGTCTGAAGATAGTCAACTTCTTCTTCAGTTCCAGACGGTTTTTTAAAAATCGGCTGAAACTCAGGAGGTATATTATCTGGTTGTTGAAGAATTGAAGGAAATTCAGCCATTATTCAACATATCCCTTAATGATTTGAATAAAGTCTTTTGCTTTAAGACTACCAGCACGATGTTTTAAATTGTCCCTAAGATTATTAGTAACAGCTTGAACGGCTAATCTACGGTCTTGATAAACCTTTGTTAAAACATCAATGGCATTTTTATTTGGGTTAGTTAATAACATATAACCACCAGTAGCGCCCTGCTGCCAAAGAACATAAAAGTCTCCAAGACTAGGTTTTTTTCCACCAAATGAGGCTTGGTAGTAACTTCCTAAATCTTTAGTATGTTCAATAGCAACCCATAATTGATCATCAGGATTATTACGATCTAAAGGTTTATCATGGGTAGTCATCCATTTTTTATTATAAAAATCCCATGTAGATTGAATAATTTGCCCAATACCATGAGCAGATGATCTTGGATTTTTAGCTGTAGGATCAAAACCATTACTTTCAAATCCAAATACTTTGCTAGCAATTGGAGCAAGATATGCTTCATCTCCAACAAAATTATCATTAATTTTTTTAATATATGCCTGAACATTAGGAGAAGATTGTTTTATATTTCTACCAAGCCAAGCATTATACCTATCATCTGGTAAAAGATCAGCAATACCTTTTCTATTTTCTTCAACATTCCAATGTTTAAAAAACATCATACCACTTTTTATATCAAGTTCAGTTGAAGATAATGGATTTATTGTTCTTTCAATAAATCCACGTTCTTTTTTATCTTTATTAATAATAACAGTTTCTTTTAATTTTTTTTCTTCTTTAAAAGTTATATATCTTTGAGCAGTTTTTAATGGGCTAATAACAATTGTTTGATTGTCTTCATCTCTCAAACGAATTGGAACACCAACATTTTTATCATAATAAGCAAGATAAAATGATCCAGAACCACCAGTTGGTTCAAGTTTAACATTTTCTCCAAATTTTAAATTGTCAGTTTTAATTCCAAATTGTTCAAGTTGTGATTTATTAAATGTTAATTTGCCATGCGTTTCTTCAACCATACCATCTTTTAATAATGGATCGATATATTCCTTAAGATAGTCAACAGTAGGTTTATTTGTTTCTGGGTCAATAACCTCTACATTAGTGTTAGCATCAAGCATTAACACTTCTTCTGGGACTAAAGATTGACCAACACCACCTTCATTTGAAATAACATATTTAGATGATTTCCATTTTGATAATACTTTTTTTCCATCTTCAATTCCCATTTCAAATGGAAGACCTTGAGATGTTGTAATTGCAATTGCTTCCATAATTTGATTACGAGCTTTTAATGGAAGTTCAGCAACATTGTTAGTTACTTTACTTAAAATATTTATATCCGTAGCTTCGGTATTTGGATATGAAATACGAAACTTATCTCTTACAAAATTGTTACGATTTTGCTCATCCATTCCAATTCCATTTTGAATAGCAGTTTGAGCAATTTTTGCTGCCTGTTCAAAAGTTTTTGGAGAACCGCCGGACATTTGCATTTGAACAATACGAAAAAAATTTCTGTCTTTAGGATCTGAAATAAGATCAGTTCGATCTTTAATACCTTCTTTAGTTGAAATTTTTTGCAATGTCTCATATGCAAAAAGTTGTTTTGCAAGAGTAGCGCGACCCTGTTCTGTTGTTACATCAACCATCCAAGCATTTTCAAAAAATCTTGAGTATGGTTTATCTGGCAATACACCATTATATCTAAAGCCAATCTCTCTAATTTTTTCTGGACTATAAATATCATCGCCATATTCAAGCCTAATAGCACGAGCCAAATCTTCTTGGGTAGCCCATGATGGCAACATTGAAAGATTAGAAGTTGTCATTACATCTTTAAGATCCATAGCTTTTTTATTTTCGCCACTAATCCTAAATCTTTCTGCATAGTCTTTACCAATATTCTGGAATACGCCTCTCATTTCTTGAAGAGCTGGCTCATTAACATTATCAATAATATCTTTAGTTGTATAACCGAAAGCTGTTCCATCAATAGGAGCTTCGGTGTTTAACATTTTAATAAAAGTTGAAAGTTCATTTGGATCAATTGTTTCTTCAGAAATACCCTGTTTTACTTCAGCAAGTATTGGTGCAAGAAATTCAATACCTTTAATTGATTCATCAATAATTGCTAACTCTCGATCAATTGTTGCTTGATCTCCATTACTTAATAATGTGAGTTCTTGTCTTTTAGTTGAAATTAAATTGTCTTTTACTTGCTTTGCACCCTCAACATCATTAATTGCCAAATGATTAATTAATGAATTTAAAGCTGCTTTAGATGAATTATTCAAACTTGTAATTAAAGCAGATCTTGATTCAGAGGCAGCAAGATTAAGAATAGAACCCTGACGCTGATTGCGTTCACGACCAAGAATAGGAGCAAGAACGCCAATAAATTTTGGATCGACATTTTTCAGAACGCCAGTAATATGTGCGTCCATCTTTGCAATACGGTCATTTGGCAGCATCTGACGATCAGATGCAATTTTATTCAATTCGCTTTCTACATCACGATATACAGTATTAATATAGTTTTGATCGACAGCAGCGTTGAAAATGTTGCGAGCATACGGACCATAAGTATCTGGTGTAGCGACTCGCTCATATTCACCATTCTCATTTTTGACAATTTGTGTTCCATTAGCTGCATCCTCAGCAATTTGCTTCGCATCAGCCTTCATAAATTCTTCGCCAATATCGGCAAGACTTGAAGCAAAGCGACGAACGCCACTGAGGTCTGGCGTTGGCAAGCTGGTGCTGAACTCGCTAATCCCCTGACCAGCGGGTTTAATTCCGATCTCTTGGGTAAACTGACGAATTGGCATTATCAAACCTTATAGTATTGGCCCTTAAACATATTGCTCGTAGCCTGACTTGCGCTATCAAAGAAAGCGTTTGTATAGGCCATCGTGCTTTGCATACGGGCGCTTGCAGATGAGAATTGGCTTTGTGCTTTATTAACCGAGATTTGATCGGCAATACGGCTTGTAGTTGTAGCAAGATTCAGGCGAAGTGACGCAACATCTTGGCGCAGCGCACGATCAGCAGCCTTATCAGCACCTTCGAGGAAAGACATACTCTGACCAATACCTGAACCAGCAAGGAACGCTTCATTGGTTGCACGAAGACGACGAGCTTCTTGGCGGCGCTGGTTCTCCACTTGAGAAGCATTTAACTCTGCAAGTTTGCGGTCATTCTCGAGTTGTTTGTTTTGAATATCTAATTGAAACTGGCGATACTCATTCTCCGCTTGAGCAGCCGAGGCTGTCATTGCAGCGCCGACAAAATTGCCAGCTGTCCCAATAAGAGTTGACCCAATAAGGAGTTCTGCACCTGTGCACATTAGACTGATACCTCCATTACCAAGCCGTTCAATCTGAGCGGTAACGGTTCACTTTGGGTTATTGTAACAGAGGCATCACGAGAATACCCCAGCAAGAAGAACTCTCTCTTCCCAGTAACAGGCGTTGGCTGCAATGAGAAGTCATCATTAACCTGACGAATAATCAATCTATTACCTTGAATAGAGACAGATAGAGTTTCATTCAAGTCCATAAGCACTCGGCTGATACGCTTTGGCTTACCATTATAAGATCCACTTCTGTCTGTAATTTCTACAGGCATTGTCTGGATTTCAACCGTAAATGAATAGCCAACAGTAATAGAAGTTACTGCTGTATTGAGTGTTATCTGGTTTGAGCCATTAACAGTATATCTGCCAAGGTAATAGTTGCCAGAGATGACATCAATTTCCTTGCCAGCAAAGATAGAGTTTACTGTCCAGACGGTTTGGGCAGATCCAGAAGTATAAGAGATAGCACAATCCAATGGCGTGGTTAGATCGTCATCCGCAAACTTCTCAAGGAAGTAAGATGCGCCACGCTTTACTGCAACAAAGGTCGAGTCGCCCAATGTGCAAGCAGATTCAAACTTTGGACTGCCACCACCTTCTGTAGTCCAAAGAGTCCATCCGGCAATTTTTTCTGCACGCGATGATGTAAACTGGGCAATCGTTCCAGTGCTATTGATCAAAAGAAGATACTGCTCGCCACGCTTTGTCGTGCCATAGTTTACAGCCATATCCTGTGGCGATGTAATCAAATGCTCAGCAAGGATCGACAATGTAGGCGAGGCATAGGCTTCTTCTGCACTATTATATGTAAACTCGCGGATAGCCTTTAGAGATGATTGAACATAAATCGTCGCGCCATCAAACGGTGTTGGAGCAATCTTGGAACTGCCATAAGGTGTCTGACGGCTGATTGTAATGTTGCTAGGCGTAATCGTCGTATCATTGATACGGGGAACGTAAAACTCTGATGTTGCCGTAAAGATCTGAAGGTTACGGTTTGATACAATATGGCGAACAGATGAGATGTCATTTGAGCCAATGGTTACTTGGATTGACTCGTTATCCAATCCTTCACCAATATCGAAGTTAAAGAACTGATAAATCTTGGAGGCCCATAAAGCATCTGGCTGAGAATCCGTGCCACCAAACCATAGACGGCCTTCATGGAATGTAACGGCAGTTGGATAGCCACGCAAAGTTGAGAATGACTGCTCTTGCCAATTACGAGTTGGCACATTGGTTCCGCTGAATACAACATGCGGACCACCGCCATCGAGCGAGCCAGATGCGCTGCCACCAGCAGTAAATGTATAGTGGTCATCATCAATAACTGTGATGGTTCTTGATCCATTTAACTGAACTGCGGTAATGCCGCCAACGCTTGTGCAGCCAGAAAATACAAGAGTTGCTCCAGTTGAAAGACCATGAGCGACATGGGTAACTTCAATAAGAGTTGATCCGTCAGAAGTCTTGAATGGATCTACATCAAGAATCCCTTCAAGTTGCTTCTTGATAGTTCCTGTTGCGGTTGTTGAATTAGTATATCCGGTAATTTCAATTTCAGAACCATACCATTTCAAACGCAAACCAACATGGTTAGCCGTAAAATAGGCTGCACTGGTTGTAAGTGTAGTTGATCCTACAGCCGAAGCACTTGAACTTAATGTGATTGTGCTTGCGGCAAATTTGTAGAATGGCTGATAAGTATCTGCACCATTAGCCGCTTGATCAAAAGCAAATGCTGCACGGGTAAATGAACTTGCCCCCGTTCTGGTAATCTTTTGAGTTACCATATCAGGATGGCAAACAATCATAACGTCTGCAATCTGGGAGTAGGTTAACTCAAACAACATTGCTGTTGTCCACGGACAACTAGTCAATGTAGTCAGCAATGTCCCAGAAAGATTATAAACCTTCAAAGTCGTATTGCTAAATGCAAATATATATTGCTCGTCAAAAGCAAACTCGAATGGGATCAATCGTGTCTGTGCGCCAAGAGTAGCAAGGTATGTAGTGCCACAACGACGAGCTATGCCGCCCTGATTGAGCAATGCAACGTTTCTTAACTTCTTTGCACCATTGGCATACGCACCCGTATCGGTGCGCATATTCATAAGCGACCCAACTTCACCAGCAGAGAAATTAGTTTGAACCGTTTTGAATCCCACAGTTACATCCTGATATTTCTACGGACATCGAGGAACCGACTTGTTGGCAATCTACGGTTTGTTTGGCTCTGGCTATCAAGGTTCCGAGCAATGGTAAACTGCCGCAATGCCCTCTTCTCAAAGAGATCAGCAAGAGCTTCCTGTTGCGCTACGGAGTAGGCAAAGACAGATGCCATCTGGAGAATAACTGTCATGACAAAAAATGGAGGCCATAAGGCTTCATCGGCACGGAACATATAGTCGATAAAGACTTCATCTGTATCTACCGCATTGCAGTAGATCATGTCCTGATATCTATCAAACTCGATAGGAGATCCGTTGATATAGACACCGTGAACCAAAATGCACTCGGCTGGGAGTTGATAGGCCGCATCCCATCTATGTTCAGGGACATCAACCAAACGGTTCATCTGGATCTGAGAAGAAGCAAACCGCCAACGATAGCGGGAAAGAAGATCACGGACAGTATCTTCGTAAAGATTGTCAGCAACAATGGCTTCGGTCGTGCCGTCATCGAACGATGTGATCGGAGAAGCCCCGATCAGGACCAATGCTCTTGCACAAATATCAATAGAAGTAATTGCCATTATGCAGTCCTATAAAAAGGGGTGAGCCGTTTTCAAGACGACCCACCCCAAGTAATTAGGCGGAAGGAGAGGGAAACCGCCTAATCAATTACGTCCCATTGGTGGTCGTAACAGTCGATGCGCCCGTTGCAGAAGTCACAACGAGAACGTCAACGGTTGCCGAACCACCCGTCGAACCGACAGCAAGGATGATGTCAAACTGCTTGAGATCATTCGTTGCATCGTTAAAGTATCCTGAGCCAGCAACCGTGGCGATTGCATCAGCCGAAGAATACCAGTGGATCTGACGGGCACCGCCAGTAACCTTAGAGAGAGTGCTACGAGAAAAAGCCATGATTATTACTCCGCAATCTGGACTTCATAGACACCAGTCGTGTCGATGAGAACGGAACCTTGGCTCATGCTCGAAGTGATGAGGTTCGAAGCACGCTCCGGCACATAGTTGACTTCCGTCTGGACATCTTGTGCAGATGCAAGACCAGCAGCCGAACGATGATAAGCGAAGCACTTGCGGATCGTCGAAGCAATCGGGAGACCCGAGTGCGTCATCCACATGAAGCCGAGCCAACGCTTGGCAACCATGCCGCCCTTGTAGGGAAGGTCATCATAGCCAATGAAGTCAGCATCCGAGAACGCTGAAATGCCGAGAAGATCAACCCAGCCAGCTGGCGAAACAACGAAGTAACGCTCACCATCATCAGGAATATCCTGATTGCCGAAGTATTCGAACACCGTATTGATCTTGGTTGAGGTCAAGCCGTTCGTGCTTGCTTCCGTGATCGTGTTCGATGTCGAGTCAAGGGTCGTGATGATAAGATCATCAGACTTACGACCGAGCGAGTTAGCAGCCGACTGAGCTACGATCTGACGCTCATCAATGTTGATCTTGAGTTCGTCAAGTTTATCAACATAGTCCGCAGCGTAGTAGTCAGAGAGCGTGCACTCTACGTTTGTGTGGTCAAGAGACATCACGGGAACTGCACCGTGACGTGATTTTTGTGAAGCGGCACCCTTACCAACCTTCTGGAAGGTGGTCGAAGAACCGTTTACGTTGCCCTTAAAGCGAACGGTGTTGCGCAATTTGGATCCAGCACGTTGATAAGCAACGTGAACCTCGGATTCAAACTGCTTGATAAAAGCCTGATCAATGGTCAATGCCATGATATACTCCAACAGTTTGGTTTCAGATTGGTTCCAAGGTTATCCATATTGCTTTGCAAGTTATCCGTTAGGGCTTGCGCTGACAGATACGGGCCTCGACCCACGATTCTTATTAATTACCTATAGATTCAATGCACAGGACGCACGAAGATCTGTCCGCCTACCTCAAACCCCATCTTCTTGTAGAGTTTGGCAGTGGCTTCCGGATTAACCCGTGTCGTTTCTCCGCATCGAATCTGTTTCACATTCTGCTGGGAAGCCCAAATCGTAAACTCTTTGAGCAGCCGGAAAGCAGCTGATGAACCTCTATGGTCGGGATGGACATACAGAGCAAGGTCCATCGCGTATCTTTCAGTCGAAAACCAGTATTGCCCGACAAATCCGACCATCATTCCGATAGTCATCTCATTGTGCTTTGCAACATAACAAGTCCAGTCTGGGTGAGACAGGCAGGCATTGGCTATGGTTTTCATCTTGGCAACGTCAAAGGTGATTTGACTCAAGGCACTCTCTTTGTGCATGAGCCAGCCAAGACCTATGCAAGTATCGACATCCTCCGGAGAGAGGCGGGATATAATCATTTATTGAACTTGCGCTGGAAGAAGCTCTGGACTTCCGCAATATACTTGGGATCACGATCTGCTGGATGCCAGTATCGACGGTCGTTCATCATCTTCTTCACATCGTCTTCGGTCACTTCGGTTGGCGTGTCCGACACAACCTGAGTCGCGTCACCACGGGCCAAGGCCATGACGCGCTCGATGACCTTCACACCCTTGGCTGTAGAACAGAATTGCTCGATGAGCGGACGCTCTTCGGCAGTAAAATTCTTATTGACCCAAAGACCAACGGCTTCTGTTCTGACCTTGGCATTTTCACCAAGAGCCTTCATTTCCTCGTCATAGTCTGGCTGGTTTGACTGGATTGCCTCAAGATATTTGGCAATGCCGACTTGGAACGTCTCATTGTCAAAGGCGTTATCATAGGCAAATTGCTGCCACCACTCGGTTAGCGGACCTTTGATTGCCTCTTCTGGAACGCCATCAAACTTGGGAAGCTCGTATTTATCCGGTGATTCAGGACGAGCAGCCAAAGCCTCTTCCGACAATTCATCAATAATCTTGGCACGGAAGTCATCGCCTCTGAAATTCTTCTCCAGTTCGGCGTAACTCTTAGCCAACTGTTCTACTGCTGGCTTGTCATCTACCCAAAACTTCTCTGGCAACCAGTCTGGTCGCGTAACCTTTTCTTCCTGTGGTGTAGAAATCAAGGTATTCGGGGTAGCAGATGTGGCCTGATCTGCTTGTGGGGCTTCAGTTGCCTGATCCATTTTGTCCTCTCAGGATACGTTGCTCAATAAGACCGACGAGGAATCTCATTCCTTCGCGGTGGAATAATTCATTTGGATTGATATTGGGACCGCTTACGGACTCAATAGTTATAGATCGCAGATAACGCAATGCCTCTTTCCCTCCTTGACTGGAAAAGATACCTGCCATCAATTTGTTTAACTCGTCCTCTTTTTCGGGCGAACGAGTAATCCCGTCAGGCCCCAGCACTAGGGGGCGTTTGTTGACCGCCAAGTTGACCACCCATTTGTTGCGTCAGCTGGTTCAAAAGCTGCGCTCTCTCCTCATTTGAACGAAGTAACCGCTCCGGAATACCAAACTTATCCGAAAGATACTTAGCGGCCTCTTCAGTTTTGACAAGCATATTGACCAACTGGGGTCCAAAACGAAGCCCAAGCATTTCGATATACCGATCAAACGACACAATATCCTGTTGCTGCTGCGCCTGTGCCAGAGGCGAAGATGAACGAACCTTTATCTCACGACCATTGACGGTCGGGATCGAGATGCGACCCTGCTTCTTGAGGATATAGATTACACGACGAAGGACAGGATTGATCAACTCGGCTTGCAAGCGACCAAAGGCTGCACCAATCTGGCGGGACAGATCAGCCATACGCTGGCTAACTTCTGTCGCACTCATCGGAGTTTTATCCGGATTGCCAAGCATATCATTATACAAGGCCTTGCGGATATTCATACGCATATCGGTAAGAACCAACTGGGCGACATCAAAGTTACCAGTCGCCGTCACGTTCTTCAAACCAGAAGAGCCTGGAGCAATTGGGATTAAAGTCCCAGGAACAATTTGAATTGTATCTACATTGATGACACCATCGTCCTCAATTTGATACAGACCTGAGATCGCCATCTGCGCGTTCTCAAGAATCAACTGCACCGTCAAGTTACATGTTTTGATTGCTGGCATGGCATTAAGAAGTGGGCCACGACCATAGACTTCACCTGCCGCCTTCGACCAACGGAACGGCACAAACGGGTTAGAGCCAGTGCCCGTATAAGTTTCTTGGTAGAAAAGATCCTTGGAAACAGGATCAAACACCATCCGTTGATAGCGTTCTTCCATAGAACCATAGACGCGATAGGTGCAATCGATCAGGTTAAGCTGGGCATCTTTGCCAGTGTTCAGATCAATCTCCAGCTTTACTGGCAGTTTTGCCTTTGGATAAGCAATCTTGATCTTGCTTGCACGGAGTTTGCGCTCACGGAATACGGCATCAATCTGATCATCCGGACCAACGTCAACATAAAGTTGGGTCAATGGGATCGAGGTGAACATAATTGGATTGAGAGCATCGCCCTCAGTAATCTGCAAGCAGCCAGTGCCAATACCAAGATCCAAGAAACTCTCATGGACTTCTTGGGAGAAGTTGGAGTTCTGGATAATCTCGAAGATGTAGTTGGTCACTTCTTCAAGCGACTGGTCTACTTCGCTACGCTGATCTTGCGGGATCTCAGAACCTGAAACAAGTTCGGCCCAACGTGCATAGTTGGGAACGAGACCGGACTGAAGACGGGAAGCAAACTCTTGAAGACCAACAACAGCTGTCTCGTCGAAAATCTTGTCAGTCTTTGTCTGACCTTGTTCTTCAGCGTAGAAACTTTCGCGCTGCGGGAAAGCATATTCGTAGCACTCCTCAAACTTGGGAGTCCACAAATCCTTAATGTGTTTTGCCCGACGAAATCTCTCTGTCAGTGATTCGACAGAGAAATTGTCTACGGGTATAACTTGCTCATCAAGAGCCATTAGCTAGCCTTTTTTGAAAGGAACCCTGAGCCGCCAGCCGGACCAGAAATCAAAGAACGCAAACCGTAAAGTCCAGCACTACGTGCAACAAGATCCGCCGTGCGCTTCCGCTTTTCCTCAGAACGTGCAGCATCCGCCGTTGTCTGCTGCTGCTGAATGATTTCTTCCTGAGCCTTGGTAGCTTGCTGCTGACTTGCAGATTGAGATGGTGCGTCAAACTTGAACAAATCGCACATAGTAGTCTCCAGAGATAAACTATCTCGCCTTGGATGAATAAAGACCTGAATACTTACAATGCACTTACGCGCCGCTTCGGACTAAAAGGTTTCCTTGTGAACACATCAAAGTCCTTACGAGCTTGGACTGGTTTGCTTGTTTTGCCACCCATTGTCAATGCCCGTCCCTCCCCGCCACCAATCATGGCATATTGCAGCGCGTCATGGATATGGGAATATTTGTTCTTTTCCGGCTTGTCCTCGTAGCGTTCGGCACCGGAGATCTGCATCCGGCGGTAGCCATAGCCACCACGGAAACCTTTGATCAGGTTCACGCACCGACTATCAATGAGCAGACCAGCCTGACCATCAACCAGTCTATTCAATGGAGCAGATACGGCCTCGATGCGGAGTGAGACATCGTTATTCCCAGCGGGATAAGCCTTGATCCCAGCTGATCGAAGGATCTGAAACGGGGTGCGCTCATCGGTTTGGGCGCGGTAATCACCAGCCGGATCACCATAAATCATGTATTGTTGGTTAGGGAACCGCATGGCAAGGTCGCGTTTGAGGGCTTCCGTGAACCGCGTGATGCCCATGTCCTCTGCCACCAACTCGCCAAGAATCAACCATTTGCCACGGATATTCTGGCAATAGGCTGCCGCAGGGGTCAAACCAAAGTCCAGACCAACAATGATCGGGACATTCGGAACGGGAAGCAGCGGCTCCTTGGCAATATGAACATCTTCGTTGAACATATGATAGACTGGCTTTCCGTCATTGAGGCTGCCAAGGCGGTTCATAACATAGACATTGATCCAGCCACGGGACTTACCCTTGATGATGTCCTCGTAGTAGTTACCAATGGTGTTCTTACGGTTCTCGGCTTCGGGATTCTTGGTGTATCCGGTCAACTCTCCATCATTATCTTTGACTTCGGACAGGCCAGCTGGCTGATTGAAGAACTTCCATGTGTCTGGTTTTACCAACATCAGGGCTTCTTCGCGGCTGATATGATCCGGCAATGGACTTTCACCAGCCATGATAGGCCACCAATGGTCCTCATCTGGGGCGTTCGTATCAGCAATAACTCCATACCAAGACGGGCCGCCATCTCTCATTGAGGGATAACGACCAACGCGCATGGTGCAAGCATCAACGATTGACTTTGGAAACTCTCTGGCCTCGTTCAGCCAGATGCCAGTCAACTCCAAAGACAGGAGCTTCTTGACATCTTCCGGCCTATCAAGCGCAAGGAAGATGACTTCCAAGTCAACATCTCCGCGCTTCAATCGATGAGTATAGGGAGGCGGATGCCAGAGCATCTTGCCCCAGACATCCTCCGGAAACCAGTCGAGCCATGTCTTTATGGTTGTGGTTCTCAACTGCGGATAGGAGTTACGGACAATGGCCCACCGAGAATGGCGAATATTATCTGGCCCCTTCTGCTGCTGTAACGCGCGGCGGAACACCTCAACCGCGCATCCGACCGACTTTCCACTACCTACCGGACCACGAAGACCCCTGAAAAAGGAGTCATCCTTCATGAACGCCTTGAGCGTTTCACCATCCGGCTTGTAGTTGAACTTAACCAATCAGGTTCTCATCGACTGCTTTTTTGAGCATTGGCAGAAGAACTTCTGGGCCAATGGCATCTATAAACTTATCGCACTCGAAATTCGTCAGTAAACCCGCTGGGTAGAATTTCAAATGCGTCTTACGCACAATCTCCCGCAACCTCTGGCGATCAGTATGGCTCAGGAGACTGGAGAAACTTCCAGTCTGTTCATTGCTCATGTTGTGCTGTCTTGATCAAAGTTGTCTTTGCAAGTTCAAGCAATAAGACGAGTTCGCCCAGCTGCATAGGATTACAGGTCAGAACAAACTCGTCCTCATTTGACCAGCCAATTACAATAGCGTCTTTGAGTTTACCGCGCACATCATCCAAGATGTCATCTACGCTGTATTCTCCAAGCTCGTTTTTCTTGTATTCGGCTAAATCGATAATTGAACTGTCGTTCATTTCATCTTCTTTTTCATAGCGGCCTTCATAGCCATCATAGCTGTGGTCTTCTTGCCACCAGCTTTTGGCATCTTAGGAGCGGCTTTCGCCATTGGTTTGCCCATTGCTTTAGCCATTTTTCTTCCCTTCTGCTGCAAGTTTCTGGAACTTGGCCTTGCCATACTTCTTTCTGCCGATCCAAGCTGCAAGAGCCTTCGGGTCCTTTACACCCTTTTTCTCCAGATCGCCAACAAGTTTTTTGTAACGCTCGCCGGAACCCAACTTTGGTTCCTTCTTCTCGTGCTTACCAGACTCTTTCATTTCTTCTTTTTCCTCGCTTGATACTGGGCAAGCAATCGACGGCCCTTGGCTACCGCACTTGCCTTGTCCCCACTATGTCCCCATGCCTCAAGAGACAACTTCAATCTCGTCTTATCACCATTCGGCTTATACAAAGGACCAGCTGCCGAGCCCATGCGAACAAGGAAACTACCCTTCCTCCGCATCTCGTCCGGCCCGCTCGGACTACCCTTGACCGGAGCCTTCAGATTACCGCCCGTTTCTTTTTTGTAAGACGCACGACCAGCGGCGTTCAATCCACCTTGTGGATCCTTACCGCCCTTACGCTGCCAAAGAGGAGTCGCCATCAAGATTTCTCCAAATTCCAATTACTGCCAGCAGCTATCACGCAAGTCCGACCATCCGGCTCAACAGATGTCAAAGTCCAACTTTGAGGACCTCGATAAAATTGTAAAGCCAATTTATTATCAACCATAATCGGAGACTGAGGCTCTTCGCTGTATTCTCTCAAAAGATTCTCAGCAATCAAAGATCTATCAAGGCAAAAATGCGGAGAAGCAAAAATAATAGAAGCCAGAAGAATCTCATTCATGACCAGAACCTTTCTGGTGGGAGCACCCCACAAGGGGGAAAATATTTTAAACCCTTTGTTGCGGAAATGCACCGAACCTTGGAGGGGAAAAATACTTGTAGAGGTGATCTCGTAATGAGTGACTGGACATTTTTGACCCCCCTATCCAGTTATCCACAACTTATCCGAGATCAATACTAACCGAGAGATTACCGTCAACACGGTGATCAATACGTTCAGCAGCTCGTAAACCTGCACGATCCAGCAAGTCACGGGACGCTTCTAACTGCACATATTCGGATTTAGCTTCAGTGCTGAGACGTTCTATTGTTCTAAACGCTTTGGGTAATGAAGCACCGATAGCCAGAGTTGTTCGCTTGTATATCTCTTGGACAATCAATGGGTTACGAAGCAATCTACACGCCTCAACATGTGCAGACTTTTCTGCGTAACCAGCCTCCTTTGCGGCTGCCGTTCCCTTACCACCATTCGCTACATACGCCTCGATGAACGTGTCTTGTTTGCGCGTTAGATTAGGGATTCCATCAGATACTTTGACTAGTGACATACTACAATCTCAAACCCGAGGGGGATAGATAAGGGGGAGTTGCATAACCATGTCAAGTGCACTTAATACAATCATTCCTAAGATCCTCGGCATTATGCCTCGGGATGTCTCGAATCAAGCGACGCAGAACCTACTAACTTTGCACTTAATTTTGCACGGTCGCTCGATACTCGATTATTACTTCCTCGACTACTAACATGGTAAGCAGGTCGACGCACTGTAAGTCAACCCCGTAAAGGGGTAGCCTCGTTGGTAAAGCCAAGGTTTGTCTTTTATTTCGATAGTTCGAATAAGGACTTCAAATCCTCGCGTTA